TCGCTACAGGACCGAAATCTCGATTACGTTATCTCCACCCGATCCTTCGACAAACTCACCGAAATCGAAACGGAAGGGTTAGAATGGTGAAACTCCTCCCCTGCCGTCGCGGCCATGCTCGCTCTGCCGACAACGTTCGCGTCTACCTCCGTTCCGACGGCGGGCTTCGGATCATTTGCAAATCCTGCGTTCGCATAACCACCGGCATCTGGAAGCGCAACGCCTACCGTCACGACCCGGAATACCGCAAGTTGCAACGTGCCCGTTCACTTGCTTTCTACCATTCAAAAAGGTCCGCCAATGTCTCTCCCTAGCTCCCTCCTCGCCTATGATCCACAGCTGAAATTCATGGAAATGGCCATGGATGAAGAGCGTGGAACCCGGATGTTCTTCAACAAAATGACCGAAGCGGAACACTTTCGCATGAGATGCAACTACGCTCGGGTCTTGCATCGACGGGAGAACGCGAAGGTGCATGAGGAAGGGACTCCGCTACACGGCAAATCCGAATACGACGTAATCGTCTTCACCATTCGCACTTCTGCCGATGGCTTCTGGGTCTATGCACAGAAAGCCGTCCTCGACACCTCCCGGGTCGAACCAATCCCAGAAGAAGAATACCCTTCGATCGACGCAACCGAAGTCTTCGCAATAGAGGATCATTCCAATGACGACCAGAGTGCCACTTGAAAACTACCTGAAACTTTGGGAAGCCGCAGAAGCGGAGGAGATTGGGGTTTTGATCAAAGTCGAACCTGCGGATCAACAGAAGTTTGTAATTGCAATGTTCGACTGTCGCAAGACCTTCGGTGGCTACGAAGACATAATCCTCTTCCAGCCCCAGCCCGAAGGTACCGTGTTCCTTGCTCGCAAGACAGCGGAGCTACCGGCATGAGTCCTGCTCGATCTGACGAACCGCTGCGCAAATGTACCCTCAACCTCTACGAAGCCGACTGTGCCTTTCTTGAACAGCATCTCGGCCGAGGCTGGTCGGAGCATGTAAGGACTTTGGTCCATGCTTACGCTCGAAGCCTGCAAGAGACAACTTATCAAAAGCTCACCGTAGGAGACCTTGCAGAATGACCGACGAACCCTTCGGCCGCCAACCACAACCTGTGAAGGTTGTCATTGCTAGCAGTGACCTTCAAGATCAAAATGCTGCTGTGACACTTATTTCACGGTTTCTTAACAATCAATTCGATAACATCAATTGCTATCATAACGACGTTGGCAATTATGTTATCGACTGCTACCCGAGGGCTGTCAATGACTGACAAACCCGACTTCTCCGACATCGACACCCTCATGGCCCAAGACCCGATGTCACTCTCTACTCAAGACCTCGATCGGATCATTGCTTACCAACGCAAACAACGTGTCCAACGCGAAGCCGGCGTTCGCACGAAGAAGGTCTCGGATAAGCCAGCGACAAAGATCGACATCACCAGCCTTCTCTCGAAACCTATCGTCTCTTCCGGTGGCGGGATCAGGAGGAAGTTCTAATGCCTGAAGCCGTGCCGCAGTCACCGTTCCTTCCCGGAACCAAAATCCAATTCGCAATCGATTCGACCTCTCTAGGTGCATTAAAAGCATGCCCTCGATTATACCAATACACCATTATAGAAGGTTGGCAGCCGAATGACGAAAACATACATCTTCGCTTCGGCCAAGAATACCATTCTGCCATTCAAGACTATGAGAATTTTAGAGCGCAAGGACAGACCTTTGACGATGCAGTTCGTGAGACTGTGCATCAACTATTGATTCGTATCCATGATTGGGATGTAGATCATACACATAAGCCGGGTTCATATAAGAACGTACGTAGCTTATTATTCATGGTCGTGTCTTATCTCGATGAGTATCGCAATGATCCTTGCAAAACCCTAATCCTCGACAATGGAAAGCCCGCAGTAGAACTAAGCTTTCGCTTTGAACTTAGCTGGGGTCCTCAATCTGCACCGGACCAGCTTTACCTCCTCTGCGGCCATCTCGACCGCGTCGTTACCTTCCAAGACGATCTCTTCATCCTTGATCACAAAACCACAACCACCACCCCGACCGACTACTACTTCGCTGGCTACTCCCCGAACAACCAAATGACCCTCTACGCCTTCGCAGGGCAGATCGTCCTCAATACTTCCATCGCCGGGGTCATCGTCGAGGCTGCACAGATTACCTTGCAAGAGCCGAACAAGTTCGTCCGCCGCCCAACCTATCGCCCAGCAGATACCTTCGACGAATGGCTGGGAGACCTTGAGTATCATCTTGCAGCAGCTGAGACCTATGCTTTGAATGAATACTGGCCGATGAATGATATGGCATGCGGTATGTTTGGTGGCTGCAAGTTCCGTGAAATCTGCTCCAAGTCCCCGCAGGTCCGCGAACGGTTCCTGAAGGCCAACTTCACTCAATTGCCACCTGAAAGTAGGTGGAATCCGCTTTTAACGAGGGACAAATGAAAGAACATCAAATCTCCATAGAGAGAATACAGGAATTATTTTCGTACGATCCTATGGCTGGTACTATAACCAGAATTAAGAGTTATGGTAGAGCTATTGCAGGACAGGTCTTCAGTGATGCTTTATGTATATCTGTTGATGGCATATCTATTAGAGCCAATCGTCTAGCATGGGCCTTGCACAATGGCATGTGGCCGCCAGAGGGTCATTGGATTGATCATAAAGATGGTACAAAGCTAAATATCAAAATTGTGAATTTGCGTCTTGCTACACCCACTCAAAATCAACAGAATAAAGCTGGCTATGGAATATTTGCCAAAGGCGTAACATGGCGCGATCGTATCGAAAAGCCATTCCAAGCTAAAATTCGTACGGGTGGTAAGCGTATTCATCTAGGTTCATTTGCTACAGAAGAGGAAGCCGCACAAGCTTATCGAGAAGCTGCTATTAAATATCATGGTGAGTTCGCTTGTCATGACTAAGCAGACCCGTATCATCCTCCCTCTCCTCAAAGCTCGTATCACCGAACGGGGAGATGGGTACTTCATCATCTCCTTCGGGTCCGAATACGGCTCTCCGACCACCATTCGCATCTCATGCAAGACAGACATGCTCGACCTGCGAGATGGAGACCTGTTGACACTTTACACCGAAGTTCTCACCAAGCCAAGCCAAGGGATATCCTGACCATGCCAAGCCTTGCAGATCACCAATCCAACTCCTTCACCAAGCTCCTCCTCCTCGGCGATGCCAAGTCCGGCAAGACCTCTGCGCTCTGGTCTCTCGTCAAAGCCGGATACAAGCTTCGCATTCTTGACATGGACAACCTTCTCGATTCGCTCAAAGAGAAGCTCCTCAAGGAATGCAAAGACAAACTCGGCAACGTCGAATACCGCACTCTCCGAGACAAATACAAATTCCTCGCAGACGGTTCCGTCGTCGTCGATGGCCAACCCAAAGCCTTCATGGACGCGATGAAGATGCTCGACAACTGGAAATACGGCGACACCGATCTGGGCAAACCAAAAGAATGGGGTCCTGATTGTATCCTCGTCGTCGACTCCCTCTCCCGCCTCTGCGACGCTGCTTATGACTTCAACGCTGCCATGACCAAAGCCGGGAAGTCCGGTGAGGTCGACGGCCGGGCAATCTACGGCGCCGCGCAAGATGCAGTCGAATCCGTCCTTGCAAACCTCACCGGCGACAACTTCGAAACCAACGTCATCGTGATCTGCCACGGTGTCTACATGACCCTTCCCGATGGTCAGAAAATCTTCCCGCAAGGTGTTGGCCAAAAGCTCTCCCCGAAAATCCCGCAGTACTTCCCGGTCTACGTCCGGTTCAAGAACTTCGCCGGGACGCGAACCATCCAGATCACCTCCGATCCGACCATCGATCTTGCCTTGCCTAAGATCGAAGCCTTCAAGGACAAAACCCTCCCGGTCGAGACCGGCCTCGCAACAATCTTCGATACCCTCCGCGGGAAGTCCACGCCTGCAATCGCGGAGGTGAAGCCTGCAAGCGTGGTAACCAAAGCGCCTGTGAGCGCGATAAGGAGACGATAACATGCCAGTCAAACAATACCGCAAGAAGCCTGTAGTAATTGATGCCATTCAATTCCAAGATAACTTCCCTGAGATCGAAGCCTTTGTCGGCGGTGATGCAGAGTTTCGCGATGGCGAATTGGTCATTGCAACCCTCGAAGGGCCACTTCATGCCAGCCCGAACGACTGGATTATCAAGGGAGTCAAGGGCGAGTTCTATCCCTGCAAGCCTGACATCTTCGCTGCCACCTACGAGCCGGTCTGATGGATGCCACAGCCAGAATCAAAAACCTATCCATCGCCCTTGAAGCGTTATCTCGCATCAATAACCCTGCCGCAGCAAATGCCTCTGAAGCTATCGAAGAACTACTCGGCAAGGAAATCGTCCAAGCCAAAAAGGAGCAAGGCCCATACACAGCCCGGCCAGCTGCAACTACCTCTAACGATGACATCCCCTTCTAACCCCTATGAAAGCGTGACCAAAATGGGTACCTTTGAAGACATTCTCAATCGCCCTGCCGATGACATCAAGCCGCCGGCCCAACTCCCAGTCGGCACCTACCATACCATCCTCGTCGGTCTTCCCGAACGTGGCAAGTCCT